GAATCTGAGGCAGCACCTGGCACGGCTGGGACGGAAGTCGCTGTCGTTCTCAAAATCGGTGGAGCTGCATGACAAAGTCATCGGGCATTATCTGAACATAAAACACTATCAGTAAGTTGGAGTCATTACCTCTCAAGTAAGAGATTTTGAATGCATTATTGGCTACTGAAATAAAAAACCCAGCGCCAACTGGGTTCATATGAAATTTTTTTGTCATTTCCAATTGCAAGACTGTGAAATTTTTTCCACAACCTTATCAATCTCAGACAAGTCAAACTCAACTACTTGCATAGTTGATCCATAAGGTTCAAACCCAAAAATGGCTTTTTTATGCTTAGCCAAGGTCTTTATAAATTGTATTGGTTGTGGAGCAAATGCAGAATCACCGCCTTCCCCACCACCCCAAACACTCTTGACCGGCTTTCCGCCATCTAACCGCACTGTAATTCTTGGGTTGTCCGAACCCATATAATCATTGAATGATAAATAGGCATCTGTTTTGTTATCACTACAACGCAACACCAGTGAAGTTGCACGATCAGTACCTGCTTTGTTATATGAATCTGGTGATAAATTAAGAGCCACAAAGTCAGTCTGGTCAGTCATTTTATTTATCTCAGACTTTGTTATCCACGGCCCTAACTTCTCTACACCAGCATTTGCTGTAAACGAGGCACTTATGACAAAGGCTAAAATAAATTTTCTCATAACCCTATCTCCTTGGCTTCAAAGAACTAAATATTATCAAGTCTCTTGCCACTAGAAAACCCACTTTATTTCCAAACTCTGATGGCATTCCTGAAAATCCGCTTCATACTCACTTGCCGCGCCCTATCATCCTGAGTAGCTAACCGTTAAACAAACGTTCGCCAGACCTTACCATCAATGACCAGGATTCCTGCACGCGCCATTTTAGCTGCTGCCTGATTTATGCAGGTTACTGTCACACCTGTTGCCGCAGCAACGTCCTGCGCACAGAAACTCTTATGCGTCCCCAGGTAATAAATAATTGCCTCTTTGCCCGTCATACACTTGCTCCTTTCAGCCCAAACTTAGCTTTGATTTCTGCGATCTTCGCCAGAGCCTGTGCACGATTTAGAGGTCTACCGCCCATGACAGGAAGCTGTTTTACTGGTTCAGGTATCGCCTCACCACGGTTAATTCGCGCGGTCATACAGGACAGTTCATCGGCAGCCTTGCGCCGTAATTCCGCATCAGTAAGCGCATTGGCCCGCATGTTCTGGTACAGGTTGGTAACCAGCCAGTAATGCGCGTTCGATTTCCACGGATAAGACTCTGCATCCGGATACAGGCCACGCTTCCGGCAATACTCGTAAACCATATCAACCAGCTCGCTGACGTTTGGCAGCCCGGCGTTAACGGATGCTTCTTCCCGGCACCAGGCGACAAACTGCCCGGGTGATGGCAGGAATGGTCGATTCTGCCGACGGGCTACGCGCATTCCTGCGTTAACCTGTTCCATTGTGGTGATCCCGTTTTCCCGGAAAGCCAGAACCCACTGGCGGCGGATTTCGTTCAGTTCATTCTGGTCACGGTTAGCCAGGCTCGCCGGGAAAGTTGCCAGTAACTGGCTGAACACACCGTTGATGATCTGCGCTACCTGTTGTACCTGCGGCTTTTCGTCGTACTGTTCCGGCATGTTGTTGGCGATCCGACGCATCTGCTCACGGTCAAAGTTAACCATCTGTGCGGCGATGTTTTTCATAAATCCACCCCGTAAATCCAGTCAGTGTTTGTCAGGTCGAGTTTTGGTTTTCTGGCTGTCACGCCAGCCTGTTGCTTGTTACGGTTGATTTCGAGCTGGGTCCACTTGTCGCGGAGTTTAGCCGGACTCAGCACGTTACCGGACCAGAAGTTGTCCTGGCATGCCCAGCGGAACAGCACGCACATGTCGCGGTGGTTACGTCCATCACGTTCACGCATCAGGCGGATATCGTTAGCCCACCCTGCAAAATTCGGTTTTCTGGCTGATGGCGCGATGGTCTTCACCATGTCAAACATCCACTCTGCGGCGGTCAGGTCTTCTGCTGTCCCCCACTTGCTGCCGCTCTGAATTGCAGCATCCGGTTTCATCACAGGAAGATCGTTTTCTGGCTGGTCAGAGGATTCGTCAGAATTCTCGGACGAAAAAGGTTTTATATTGTCTTTTGTTAGTTTGTCTTTTGTGTTTACCTGATTCGGGTAAACGCCTTTACCTGATTTGGGTAAACTTTTCTTACCTGATTCAGGTAAATTTACCTCTTTCAGGTAAACTTTATTTTTCTTACCTGATTCGGGTAATGTTGACCATTCACTGACCACATTATTAATGCCGATATTCCGCCCGCTCTGAATAAGAATCCCACGCTTTACCAGAACGCTTTTTGCAGCAGAACACTTGTTCGGCAATATCCCGGTCAATTCGGAAAGTTGCTCGTTGCTCACCCAATCCAGTCTTTTATTAAAGCCATATGTTTTGCGCATGACAGCCAGGAAGACCAGAAGCTGGTGCTGTGTTAATCCGGCCAGCATCACAGCTTCCAGCAACTCATTTGCAATGCGCGTATAACCATCGTCGAGATCTGCCACGCGCCGCTCCTTTTGTGCCACATCCGGCACTGGAAAATTGAATATCTCAGCAGTGTTTGCCATAATTCCTCCCGCAATGAGTGTGTTACGATTTGCACCTGAAAGTCGGTTCTGTTCGCGCAGACCGGCTTTCGCCATTTCCGAACCTGTCATATTGCCCCCAGCATGGTGGTGACCATCGCCATCAGTGGACCAGCCAAATCCGGGTCCACACGAAACATCGACACAATGCCTTCACTCATCTCCTTCAGTTTCTGGTGGCGTGGTGCGTTGAGAATGACAGCCTGTTTTGCCTCACTGAGTTCCTTTTCCATTTCAGCCAGCCGAGCCATGTAGCTATCCTGCTCAACCAGGTGGCCGCGATATTCCAGCGGTAGTACCGCCAGAATTGCCGGGGTCAGTTCACGCACGTTATTTCGGTATTTTTCAGAATCGAATTTGTTATCGAGGAAGCGGAACAGCTTCTGGCGTGCACGGCTGACATCATCAGGGAAATCGATGGTGCCGCCGCCCTGCTCCCGATACTCATTCACAATGAGTGCGGCAACAACATCCTGATTATCTGCAGCCGACCAGGCGCGAACGGCATCACGGATTTTTTCGTGGCCTGGCGCCTGTTTTGTTTGAGAACGATTTATCACCGCAGTCGGGCTAAATCCGCTAGTCTGTTGGTATGTAAGTGGTTGCATAGTCATTGCCTTATCAGTTAACGCCGCAGTTTAGGCGGCAGAATTACTCGCGTTAAACAATGGTGCGAGGTCGGGACGAATATCTGCTGGTTTAATCTTTCCACCAGTGGCTGAGACAATTTTCATTACATAGCGGGCATCAATTCCGCCACCGTGTAGCCAACGCCAAACTGTGGGTTGGGCTACACCGCATAGATCTGCCAGTCGTTTTTGACTACCTGTAATACTGATTGCGAGTTGAATGGTTTGATTTGTCATTATCAATTCCTATTGGTATTGCAATGAATGAATAATAGCAATGCGTATTAACCCAAGCAATAGCAAAACGTGTTTTGACCATCAATACGCAAGCGTATAAATTAAAACTTATGAAAAAAGAAACTCTTGCTGATCGCTTAAACCTAGCGATGGAACAATCTGGAATGTCTCAAGGCGCTCTTGCAAAGGCGTCTGGCGTAGCTCAACCCACAATCTGGAGACTGACAAGCGGCAACGCGCGCGGCTCAACAAAAATTGTTGAAATAGCTAATGCATTGGGTGTTCGAACAGAATGGCTCTCATCAGGCATAGGCCCGATGAGAAATGACGGTCAACAATCAGGGAAGCCTGCTGTCAGCCATTCAAAATACTTCAAGATTGACGTTCTTGATATAGAAGTCAGTGCCGGACCGGGTGTCATCAACCGTGAGTTTGTGGAAGTTCTACGCTCGGTTGAGTACTCGTTTGACGATGCTCGTCACATGTTCGATGGCAGGAAGGCGGAAAATATCCGCATCATTAACGTGCGCGGTGACAGCATGTCAGGAACGATCGAACCAGGTGATCTGCTGTTCGTTGATATCACGGTTAAATCTTTCGACGGTGATGGTATCTATGCGTTTCTGTACGACGACACAGCCCATGTAAAGCGCCTGCAAATGATGAAAGATAAGCTACTGGTTATCTCTGATAACAAGAGCTACTCACCGTGGGACCCGATCGAGAAAGACGAGATGAACCGGGTGTTCATTTTCGGGAAGGTTATTGGCAGTATGCCGCAGACGTATAGGAAACACGGATAATCAGCTGCGTGCTGATGAGGCTTTTGGGTAATGCGCTGAAAGAATTCTTTATAAAAATAACATTACGGGAAAGGCAAAAATGAGTGATAAAAAACTTATAAAAAAATCAAATAACTGTGTAGATGCATATGCTGATGCATTTGGATATTCATCTTTTGGGGAAGATGACGATCGCTTAGGCTCCATATCTTTCTTTCAGCATGTTACAGAATGGGGCGCTGATGGTAGTAATGACACTGAAAACGTAAAGTACAACATTGCAACAATTCGCATGACGGAAGATTTAATGCTTAAACTCGCTGACTTTATTCGCGATCAGCATGATAGAGCTAAAACCAATAAGTCATAATATTAACAATGAAACACGGTTATTACGAAGCTCCAAACCTAACTGAAAAGCTTGAACAAGCGGCAAGATCATCATCTTTGCACACTGCAGCATTTTCTCAATCAGCTGGTATGTCTGGCGGTAATGTACCTATGCTACAATCAAGTGGTAGCGGTGGCTCTGGGAGTAATAATGTGCTTGAATCGAAAGTTGCAAAGCTTGAGTCTGATGTGTCCTATATCCGACGTGACGTTGATGAGCTTAAGACAGATGTCAAATCTATCGACAGAAACATGATCGCTGTTCTGGAGCGACTCGATTCAATAAAAGATTCACTAGCCAAAAAACCCTCCATCGATGCTGTCGATAGAAAGATTTCAGACGCAAAGCTTGCGGTATTGCTTGGTGTTCCAGCAATCATCGCTGCAGGAACAGGTCTTTATAAGCTATCAATGTACTTTTTTCTTTAGTGCTTAAGAAACTGCTCGCCACCTTGCATTACGCAAAGCGATTTTTCATTCCCTATTACCCTTTCTTATCCATCTAAACCCGGCCCCAGTGCCGGGTTTTCTTTTGCCTCCCCTCATCACACAAACCGTCCAAAAAACCACCACACCTCACTTCAGTTATCGCTATGCGATGCAAGTCACAAAATTAATTCTTTTTGCTATCAAACATTTAATATCAAAACACATCAACTAATAGCAATAAGTATTGATATCACCAATAGCAATAGCTATTATCACCATATCGCAACAACACAACGATACGGCAACCACCTGATTCACCGTTGCGATGACCGCTTAGATCCGCAGTTTGAATTTCAGCAGGCTTCGGGGAGTGCGAGGGGTGAAACGGACGCGTGAACGTCGGTGTGACCAGCTGAAATTAACTCAACATTTCATACCTTAGTCGCTTCAACGAGGCGGCTTAGTTATGACAACCGGCGGCCATCCACCGCCTGAATACGCGCAGAAGTCTTTATATGTTCAGCAGCCCAGCTTACGGGCAGGAGTTTTTATGGTTCATCAACATTACGGAACGCAGACCGTTAATCGAGGTGCGGTCATGCCAGGAATGCTGGTCAAACACAAAGATGGTACCTGGACTGCATCAGCTAATTTACGCGGACGGCTTTATCTGCATCGCGGCATCGAGCGCACTTATACCCGTGATTTGCTCGTGGAAGTTTTTCTCGACGGACGCGGTAACGGCCTGAATCACTAACCCCCCTTTCTTGTTTTCCTAATCAGCCTGGCATTTCGCGGGCGATATTTTCACAGCCATTTTCAGGAGTTCAGCCATGAACGCTTATTACATTCAGGATCGTCTTGAGGCTCAGAGCTGGGCGCGTCACTACCAGCAGATCGCCCGTGAAGAGAAAGAGGCAGAACTGGCAGACGACATGGACAAAGGCCTGCCCCAGCATTTGTTTGAATCGCTCTGCATCGATCATTTACAACGCTGCGGGGCCAGCAAAAAAGCCATTACCCGTGCATTTGATGACGATGTTGAGTTTCAGGAGCGCATGGCAGAACACATCCGGTACATGGTTGAAACCATTGCTCACCATCAGGTTGATATTGATTCAGAGGTATAAAACGGATGAGTACAGCACTCGCAACGCTGGCTGGGAAGCTGGCTGAACGTGTCGGCATGGATTCTGTCGACCCACAGGAACTGATCACCACTCTTCGCCAGACGGCATTTAAAGGCGATGCCAGCGATGCGCAGTTCATCGCATTGCTGATCGTCGCCAACCAGTACGGCCTTAATCCGTGGACGAAAGAAATTTACGCCTTCCCTGATAAGCAGAACGGCATCGTTCCGGTGGTGGGCGTTGATGGCTGGTCCCGCATCATCAATGAAAACCAGCAGTTTGATGGTATGGACTTTGAGCAGGACAATGAATCCTGCACATGCCGGATTTACCGCAAGGACCGCAATCATCCGATCTGCGTTACCGAGTGGATGGATGAATGCCGCCGCGAACCATTCAAAACCCGCGAAGGCAGAGAAATCACCGGACCGTGGCAGTCGCATCCCAAACGGATGTTACGTCATAAAGCCATGATTCAGTGTGCCCGTCTGGCCTTCGGATTTGCTGGTATCTATGACAAGGATGAAGCCGAGCGCATTGTCGAAAATACCGCATACACTGCAGAACGTCAGCCGGAACGCGACATCACTCCGGTTAACGATGAAACCATGCAGGAGATTAACACTCTGCTGATCGCCCTGGATAAAACATGGGATGACGACTTATTGCCGCTCTGTTCCCAGATATTTCGCCGCGACATTCGCGCATCGTCAGAACTGACACAGGCCGAAGCAGTGAAAGCTCTTGGATTCCTGAAACAGAAAGCCACTGAGCAGAAGGTGGCAGCATGACACCGGACATTATCCTGCAGCGTACCGGGATCGACGTGAGAGCTGTCGAACAGGGGGATGATGCATGGCACAAATTACGGCTCGGCGTCATCACCGCTTCAGAAGTTCACAACGTGATAGCAAAGCCCCGCTCAGGAAAGAAGTGGCCTGACATGAAAATGTCCTACTTCCACACCCTGCTGGCTGAGGTTTGCACCGGTGTGGCTCCGGAAGTTAATGCTAAGGCGCTGGCCTGGGGAAAACAGTACGAGAACGACGCCAGAGCCCTGTTTGAGTTTACTTCCGGCGTGAATGTTACTGAATCCCCGATCATCTATCGCGACGAAAGTATGCGCACCGCCTGCTCTCCCGATGGTTTATGCAGTGACGGCAACGGCCTTGAACTGAAATGCCCGTTTACCTCCCGGGATTTCATGAAATTCCGGCTCGGTGGTTTCGAGGCCATAAAGTCGGCTTACATGGCCCAGGTGCAGTACAGCATGTGGGTGACGCGAAAAGATGCCTGGTACTTTGCCAACTATGACCCACGAATGAAGCGTGAAGGCCTGCATTATGTCGTGGTTGAGCGGGATGAAAATTACATGGCGAGTTTTGACGAGATGGTGCCGGAGTTCATCGAAAAAATGGACGAGGCACTGGCTGAAATTGGTTTTGTATTTGGGGAGCAATGGCGATGACGCATCCTCACGATAATATCCGGGTAGGCGCGATCACTTTCGTCTACTCCATTACAAAGCGAGGCTGGGTATTTCCCGGCCTTTCTGTTATCAGAAATCCCCTGAAAGCACAGCGGCTGGCTGAGGAGATAAATAATAAACGGGGAGCTGTATGCACAAAGCATCTCCCGTTGAGTTAAGAACGAGTATCGAGATGGCACATAGCCTCGCTCAAATTGGAGTCAGGTTTGTGCCAATACCAGTAGAAACAGACGAAGAATTTCATACGTTAGCCGCATCCCTTTCACAAAAGCTGGAAATGATGGTGGCGAAAGCAGAAGCAGATGAGAGAGACCAGGTATGACAACCACTGAATGCATTTTTCTGGCAGCGGGCTTCATATTCTGTGTGCTTATGCTTGCCGACATGGGGCTTGTTCAATGACACCTCAGCAAGAAAACGCCCTTCGCAGCATTGCCCGTCAGGCTAATTCTGAAATCAAAAAAGCCAGACAGCAGTTTCCGGATAAAAACGTCGATGACATTTGCCGTAGCGTACTAAAGAAGCACCGCGAAACGGTAACGCTGATGGGATTCACACCGACTCATTTAAGCCTGGCGATCGGCATGTTGAACGGCGTCTTTAAGGAACGGTGAACATGAAAAGCAAAATCATCAGGGAGCTACAGGCTCCTTTTTTATTATTCGCATTCACCCTCAAGCGTATTAACCAACAATTCAGGGATTAATGAAAGATGGCAGACATAATTGATTCAGCATCAGAAATTGAAGAATTACAGCGCAACACAGCAATAAAAATGCGCCGCCTGAACCACCAGGCTATATCTGCCACTCATTGTTGTGAGTGTGGCGATCCGATAGATGAACGAAGACGACTGGCCGTTCAGGGTTGTCGGACTTGTGCCAGTTGCCAGCAAGATCTGGAGCTTATCAGTAAACAGAGAGGTTCGAAGTGAGCGAAATTAACTAGAAGCCAAAGATAAAATCATCGCTGAGCAGGAGAAAATCGCTAACGGAGAAAAGACAGTAAGTCAGTATATGAAAACCGCATGATATCATCAGATAAAAATCGGTCGTAAAGCGAAATATTAATACCAGAACAAACGAGTCGAGGTAAATTATATTACCTCGATAAATTAACTAAAACTTGCCCGCTATATACTATATCATTCAGTATCATCACGCGCGGTCTGTGCATATGTCACTACCGCACCTAATATATTAATTTTCTTTTCAACATAGATAATATTATCGTACTCATAATTGCCATACGGATAGCAAATGCGAATATTCTCATGTAGATCGGGGTCATCCACCTCAGCTCCAGAACAACTTTTTGAACTACCGGAAGTATACCGATACGGTGCAACATAAGACGATGTCTCTCCAGGCAAAAAATAAGTTAGTGTCGTAAGGGGTATAATCAGAAAAAATCCAGCAAATATGCACATCCCTGCATAAACCTTAAGGTATGCTGACAGACTCTTCCAGCCGCTTTGTTTTACTATCCCCTTCTTAACCCAAAACAGAGATAACAGAAAAGCTATTCCCATGCTAAACAGAATGTAATAGTGGGATATACTCTGATTAAGAAACGTGACCCTGTAGATATCTGCCCGCCACCAGAAGAAAAGGAAAATAAAGATCAGCCCTGAAACTGTCATGCAAATCAAATAAGGATACGAATCTTTTTTCATGTTTAGCGCCCATAAAATTTTTCCTGACCCGGACAAATTTACCATCCATTTTTTGCGCAGAAAATAGCTCATTACTTACTGCACAATAATACACAAAATTGCGTAAATTTTTTGCATGGATTTTAGCTCTTTCAGCCGACATTTAAGGGGTAAATAGCATTTCCTAAAAGCAACTGCACCAACCCAACAGAATGGGCTACCGCTTACGTTGAGAGCAAAAAAGTGTATAGCAGCAATGAACAGCATCCTCGCACTGACGAGGATTTCTTTTATCTGAACTCGCTACGGCGGGTTTTGTTTTATGGAGATGATAAATGCACTTCCGAGTCACAGGTGAATGGAATGGAGAACCATTCAACAGAGTTATCGAAGCCGAGAACATCAGCGACTGCTATGACCACTGGATGCTGTGGGCGCAGATAGCACATGCAGACGTAACCAATATTCGAATTGAAGAACTGAAAGAACACCAAGCCGCCTGATGGCGGTTTTTTCTTGCGTGTAATTGCGGAGACTTTGCGATGTACTTGACACTTCAGGAGTGGAACGCACGCCAGCGACGCCCAAGAAGCCTTGAAACAGTTCGTCGATGGGTACGCGAGTGCAGGATATTCCCTCCTCCGGTTAAGGATGGAAGAGAGTATCTGTTCCACGAATCAGCGGTAAAGGTTGACTTAAATCGACCAGTAACAGGTAGCCTTTTGAAGAGGATCAGAAATGGGAAGAAGGCGAAGTCATGAGCGCCGGGATTTACCCCCTAACCTTTATATAAGAAACAATGGATATTACTGCTACAGGGACCCAAGGACGGGTAAAGAGTTTGGATTAGGCCGAGACAGGCGAATCGCAATCACTGAAGCTATACAGGCCAACATTGAGTTATTTTCAGGACACAAACACAAGCCTCTGACAGCGAGAATCAACAGTGATAATTCCGTTACGTTACATTCATGGCTTGATCGCTACGAAAAAATCCTGGCCAGCAGAGGAATCAAGCAGAAGACACTCATAAATTACATGAGCAAAATTAAAGCAATAAGGAGGGGTCTGCCTGATGCTCCACTTGAAGACATCACCACAAAAGAAATTGCGGCAATGCTCAATGGATACATAGACGAGGGCAAGGCGGCATCAGCCAAGTTAATCAGATCAACACTGAGCGATGCATTCCGAGAGGCTATAGCTGAAGGCCATATAACAACAAACCCGGTCGCAGCCACTCGCGCTGCAAAATCAGAGGTAAGGAGATCAAGACTTACGGCTGACGAATACCTGAAAATTTATCAAGCAGCAGAATCATCACCATGTTGGCTTAGACTTGCAATGGAACTGGCTGTTGTTACCGGGCAGCGAGTTGGTGATTTATGCGAAATGAAGTGGTCTGATATCGTAGATGGATATCTTTATGTCGAGCAAAGCAAAACAGGCGTAAAAATTGCCATCCCAACAACATTGCATGTTGATGCTCTCGGGATATCAATGAAGGAAACACTTGATAAATGCAAAAAGATTCTTGGCGGAGAAACCATAATTGCATCTACTCGTCGTGAACCGCTTTCATCCGGCACAGTATCAAGGTATTTTATGCGCGCACGAAAAGCATCAGGTCTCTCCTTCGAAGGGGATCCGCCAACCTTTCACGAGTTGCGCAGTTTGTCTGCAAGACTCTATGAGAAGCAGATAAGCGATAAATTTGCTCAACATCTTCTCGGGCATAAGTCGGACACCATGGCATCACAGTATCGTGATGACAGAGGCAGGGAGTGGGACAAAATTGAAATCAAATAATGATTTTATTTTGACTGATAGTGACCTGTTCGTTGCAACAAATTGATAAGCAATGCTTTTTTATAATGCCAACTTAGTATAAAAAAGCAGGCTTCAACGGATTCATTTTTCTATTTCATAGCCCGGAGCAACCTGTGAACACATTTTCAGTTTCCCGTCTGGCGCTGGCATTGGCTTTTGGCGTGACGCTGACCGCCTGTAGCTCAACCCCGCCCGATCAACGTCCTTCTGATCAAACCGCGCCTGGTACCTCTTCTCGCCCGATTCTGTCGGCAAAAGAAGCGCAGAATTTCGATGCTCAACACTATTTTGCATCCCTGACACCAGGTGCTGCAGCGTGGAATCCTTCCCCGATTACCCTGCCTGCGCAACCTGACTTTGTTGTCGGCCCGGCGGGCACTCAAGGTGTAACGCATACCACGATTCAGGCGGCGGTAGATGCGGCAATTATCAAGCGTACCAACAAGCGCCAGTATATTGCCGTGATGCCTGGTGAGTATCAGGGAACGGTATATGTCCCTGCCGCTCCGGGTGGAATTACTCTGTACGGTACAGGTGAAAAACCGATTGATGTGAAGATTGGGCTTTCCCTTGATGGTGGCATGAGCCCTGCCGACTGGCGTCACGACGTCAACCCGCGCGGCAAATATATGCCAGGTAAACCAGCGTGGTATATGTACGATAGCTGCCAGAGCAAACGCAGCGACAGTATCGGTGTTCTCTGCTCTGCGGTCTTCTGGTCACAAAACAATGGCCTGCAACTGCAAAATCTGACCATCGAAAACACGCTGGGCGATAGCGTAGATGCAGGTAACCATCCGGCGGTGGCACTGCGTACTGATGGTGACCAGGTACAGATTAACAACGTTAACATTCTCGGTCGTCAGAACACCTTCTTTGTCACCAACAGCGGTGTGCAGAACCGTCTGGAAACGAATCGTCAGCCGCGTACGCTGGTGACCAACAGCTACATTGAAGGGGATGTGGATATCGTTTCTGGTCGCGGCGCAGTGGTGTTCGATAACACCGAATTCCGCGTGGTGAACTCACGTACTCAGCAAGAAGCGTATGTGTTTGCACCGGCTACGCTGTCCAACATTTACTACGGTTTCCTCGCCGTAAACAGCCGTTTCAATGCTTTCGGTGATGGTGTGGCGCAACTGGGCCGCTCGCTGGATGTTGATGCCAATACCAACGGTCAGGTGGTGATCCGTGATAGCGCCATCAACGAAGGTTTTAACACGGCTAAACCGTGGGCCGATGCGGTGATCTCTAATCGTCCGTTTGCGGGTAATACCGGCAGCGTAGATGATAACGACGAAATACAGCGCAATCTGAATGACACTAACTACAACCGCATGTGGGAATACAATAACCGCGGCGTGGGTAGTAAAGTGGTTGCAGAGGCGAAGAAGTAAGAGCAATTAACTATTTGCCGGATGCGGCGTAAACGCCTTATCCGGCCTACGGTTCGATGCGATTTGTAGGTCGGATAAGATGCGCAAGCATCGCATCCGACAATAAGTGCCGGATGCTGCGAAAATGCCTTATCTGGCCTACAGATTCGATGCGATTCGTAGGTCGGATAAGATGCGCAAGCATCGCATCCGACAATAAGTGCCGAATGCGACCTACATTCACATGGCGCTTTTTACATCTGACGGTTTTTATTGAAGTTAATCAAACTACCCGCCTTGATAATCTCGCGCTCTTCAGCAGTCAGACTTTCCATATAGAGCGTAATTTCCGTTACCGGCGCATCTTCATGGATCACATAACCTTTAAACGTCGTACCCGGATTATCCAGCGCCGCTTTAATGCCAGGGATGTAAATGTAATCCCCCACTTCAAAGGTTGGCACTTCCGCCATCTGCAGCGGTAACATCCCCCAGTTGATGACGTTAGAACGGTAGCGTTTAGTCGCGTACTCTTCGGCAATATTCGCCAGACCGCCAATCACACGCTGGCAGCTCGCCGCCTGTTCACGCGCAGAACCATCGCCTGGTTTCACCGCATATACCATGCTGCCAATTTCAGTTTGCAGCGGATCAATATGCTCCTGACCAGCAATCTGCTTAATGCGCGCAAACACCTCTGTCAGCTCGCTGACATTCCCCGCCAGACGCTGATTTTCCAGCTCAGCAGTCGCTTTACTTCTGCCAACATAACCGGGATCGCGGCGTGACAGGGTAAACTCCGCCAGACCAATCGGATTTGAACGATAAGAAGAGGTTTCACCGGAAGGAATCAGTTCGTCGGTGGTGGTCACTTCGTCGAGGATCTTCGAGCACACTTTCAGGACGATATTGTCAGTCAGCGCACCCAATTCCGGCCAGTCTTTAATGTTCGGTCCGTAAATCAGCGGTTGCTGAGTTGCCCCTTTCACAAAGCCCTGATAAACACGGTTTTTATACGGCGTTACATCGAAGGCGTACTCCGGCACGTTGTCCCAGCAATCAAGTTCGCTGGCAGAGGTTAAATAGCCACCGTTTGCCGCAGTCGCAGCGATAGAACGAGCGTCCATCAACGCCACCGCTGACATCTGCCCATTAGCTGGCTTAGAGCCTTCGCGGTTCGGGAAGTTGCGCGTGGTGTGGCGAATACTTAATCCGTTGTTGATTGGCGTATCGCCCGCGCCAAAGCATGGGCCGCAGAACGCGGTTCTGATGATTGCGCCTGCGCCAATCAAATCTGCTACCACACCTTTTTTGGCGAGATCCATAAACACCGGCTGTGATGACGGGTAAACTGCCAGCGAGAAGGTGTCATTGCCACAGGATTGACCGCGCAGTGCATTCGCCGCCGCGATGACGTTTTCGTAGTTACCGCCAGAACAGCCCGCGATAATCCCCTGCTGCACTTTCAGGCGACCATTTTCCACTTTATCCAGCAGCGAGAGTTTGGCTTTACCGTGCGCCACGCGTTCGGACTCAATTTCAATCTCACGCAGAATGTCGGTCAGGTTCTGGTTCAGTGTGTCGATTTCATACACGTTGCTCGGGTGGAACGGCAGCGCAATCATTGGTTTGATGGCGCTTAAATCAACGCTGATGCAGCCATCGTAGTACGCCATCGGTTGAGGGTTAAGCTGGCAGTAATCCTGGCCGCGACCGTGCAGCGCCAGCCAGTTATGGACTTCTTCATCGGTTTGCCAGACAGAACTTAAACAGGTCGTTTCAGTGGTCATAACGTCAACGCTGTTACGGAAATCGGTAGAGAGCGCAGCAACACCGGGACCTACGAATTCCATCACTTTGTTTTTGACGTAGCCGTTTTTGAACACGGCACCGATGATAGCCAGCGCCACATCCTGCGGCCCCACATACGGCGCTGGTTTTCCGGTCAGATGCACCGCAACAACTCCCGGATAGTCGATATCCCAGGTGTCATTAAGCAGCTGTTTTACCAACTCACCGCCGCCCTCACCGACTGCCATTGTCCCTAATGCACCGTAACGGGTGTGGCTGTCTGACCCGAGGATCATTTTGCCGCCGCCTGCCATCATCTCACGCATATATTGATGGATGACCGCAATATGCGGAGGCACAAAAATACCGCCATAACGCTGAGCTGCCGATAAACCAAAAACATGGTCATCACCGTTAATGGTGCCGCCGACGGCGCAGAGTGAGTTATGGCAGTTGGTCAGCACATACGGCAGCGGGAAACGTTCCATTCCGGACGCTTTAGCGGTCTGTACAATACCAACAAAGGTAATATCGTGAGAGGCTAATGAATCAAACTTAATTTTAAGTTTATCCATATTTCCGGACGTATTATGAGAAGAGAGAATAGACCAGGCAATAGTGCCTTTTTTGGCTTCTTCTTTTTTAATTTCGCCGGTGAAATGTTCTTCGGCAATTATTTCGTTATTACTGGCGAGAAACACGCCTTTTTCAGATAACTTGATCATCAAATGCTCCAGATATCTGCGCACCGTGAAGTGCGCAGAAAGATAATAAATGGATATACTCTAAATAATTCGAGTTGCAGGAAGGCGACAAGTGAGTGAATCCCCAGGAGCTTACATAAGTAAGTGACTGGGGTGAGCGAACGCAAACGCAGCACATGCAACTTGAAGTATGACGAGTATATTTACAGCATGTTCCAGCCGATCAGCATATTCCACCACCACACGCCGAGGGTGATATGCACCAGGAAGGTTAATATCGTCAGTACCGCACCGACCAACCACCAGGATTTAATATCGTTATAACCCACGCCAAAGATGACCGGACCTGCCGCGCCGCCATAGTGAGTAACCATGCCGCCATAGGAGTTGGAGAACAACAGTGCCAGCGCGGTTAACATTAACGGTGCGCCGGAGACGTTCGCCAGCATGGCAAATACCGGTAACATAGCAACGATATAGGCACTACCGGAAGCGAAGAAATAAGGTAATGGTGCCAACTTACTGATTTAGTGTATGATGGTGTTTTTGAGGTGCTCCCGTGGCTTCCATCTCCATCAGTT